AACATATACATCACCTAATTTCACACTATAAATAGGTTTTTTTTCAGATTTATCTGACATAAATTCATTAATAAATGTAAATGAATGTTTATCTGGTTGCTTACAAAATGAAATATCAATATTACCAACAATTGAAGCTTCAATACTACCTTCAGTTGAAATACTTGTTAATGAACTTGTAAAATCAATTGTTAATAATGATCAAAATGATGAAAATAATCAATTAAATGAAGATGATAAAATTCTTAAAAAAAAAGCAGTTAAAGCAGAAATTAATTTTATTAATGATAATAAAAATTCTCTTAGAAATTCAAAGAGAACTCGTGGGAAAAAAATTATTTTATAGGGAAGTGTATATACTTATAGCAAAGTGTATATACATATAAAAATTGATTTTTTTTTTATTAAATTAGATTATCATATGTTAAATGCATAAAAGATTGACTATTCCATTATATAATAAAAAAAATATAGTCGAAATATATAGAAATAATTTATTAAAATTATTTTCATTTGATGAAATTAAATTAAAAATAACAAAAGATTTAGATATAACATTTTTTAGAAAGGTAATCAATTATGGATTAACTAAATTTGAAATGATTAGTATTTTAAATATATTAGAAGGTAAATATTTAATTCTTAAAAACCAAGCCAATAATAAAAATATATTATATAATTTTATTATTTCAATAATTGCTTTGATTTTGTATTTTGTTTTTTGTATAATATTAATTAAAATATTTCTTTTTGACAACACTTATATTATTGAATATAATGTTGATTTAAAATATTGGAATATTGAAAAAATTCATTATAAACCATTTATGACAATTGGTATTATATTTATAATAGCACATATAATTATAAGCACATTCATATGTATGGTTCTTATAAATAAATATCCAATTAATTATATTTTAAATATGAGGAAAAAAATTATAAAAGAAATGATTTATCAATTAGAAGATAAAATAAATACTATTTAATTTAAAAAAATTGAATTAAAAAAGTTTTATTATCAACTAATATATAGTTAATGTCTTCAAATAATCAAATTGATGAATTTTTTACTTTGTTAAATGGTCTAATTAATCCAACTAATACAAATATATTACCTATTAATAATTTTACACAATATAATACAAATATTGATGATATTGATTCTACACAAATTACGGTTCTCCCTAATTTGTGGCTTTTATCAACATATGGAACAATGATTGAAGCAAATACAGTTACAAATTCTAATAACAATCCTATTTCAAATTCTAACAGTAATCATATTTCTAATTCTAACAATCCTATTTTTAATTCTAATAACAATCCTATTTCTAATTCTAATAACAATCGTAATTCTACATTAAATGGCGCAACAGCACCAATATTAATTTCACCAGTATTACAACATATTCAAAACAATTCTGAAATTCCCTTTTTAAATATTAGTTCTCCAATTAGTAGACCTGAAATAATTAATACTATAAATACAATTGTCGATTCTATTACAGATATTTTAAATGAAAATGAAGAAAATGTGCGTAACAAAGATACAGTTATTACAACACCACCATTTGGTGCACGAGCTCCGAGACTTAGACAATCAGAACCAATGTTTGATAGCTTGTCAATTTAATTTATTTTTGTAAAATGAATAGATTTAGTATAATCAACGTCAGACCTACAAAGTGAACATTTTGAACCCACTATATATTTAGCACAATCAGAACAGAATATATGATTACAATTTAATAAAGTATATTGTAACTGTTCATCATCCATACAAATACTACAAGTGTCTGTATATATTTCTGGAAAAAATTCTACATTAATATGTCTAATTACATTAGCACTTTCTGAATATGCTTGTTTACACATTTCAATTGTTTTAATCTTATTTGGGATATATTGCAATGCTTTCCAACTACTGTTAACAGCAATTGTAGAAATTTCTAATGTTTTTAATTCTGGTCTCATATATTTAATAGCTTTCCAACTTTTTTTAATAGCTTCCAAACATATTTCATTTGTTTGATAGTTTTTATTAATATCAATAAATGTTTTAGGGTTTATATTAATTGAATATATAACTACTTTATTATATAAATCTGTATCATAAGTATAATAGGAATTAATAAAATTATTATTAATTCTTATCATTGTAAATAATATTTCTAGTGTTATATTATCTTGTTTTATAATATTGAAAGCATCACTATTTTGTTTAATTGCAATAATACATATTTCTTCTGTTTGAAATATTGGATCAATTCTTCCAAGTGATTTCCAATTACTAGATACTGCAATTTTACATATTTCTTCTGTATGATATTTAAAAGGAATCTCTTTAATATATTCTCCATTCTGTTTAATTGTTATGAGAGTATTTTCTAGTGTTTTAAATTCAGAATTTATATGTGCATATGCTTCATAAGATTTATTTAATGCTATTTTACATATTTCATCAGTATGTAATTCTTGTTTTATATATTTAATTGCTTCCCACGATTGATTAATAGCAATTAAACTTGTTTCATTAGTTTGTAAACTATTATTAAAATATTTGATTGTTTCCCAGCTATATTTGATAGAAATTTCGAAAATATTTGATGTTTGTTCTACAAATTTAATAACTTTATTATTATTTAATAATGATTTTTGATAAATTCTAGATAATGTAGGTTCTGTAATTTTTTTTATATAAATAGGATTTTCTTTAATGACAATAAGTAAAATATAATCAGTTTGATATTCAATTGGTACATATTGAATTGCTTCCCAATTTTTGTTAATAGCAAATGAAAAGATTTTATCATCTGGACTTTTGATATACTTTAATATATTAATAGAGTTTTTTGAGTAATTTGATTTTAAAGCATTGTAACAAAGTTCATTTGTTATCAAGTCATCATTTACAAAAATAATTGTTTCCCAATCTTTTGTAACTGCTATATTACATATTTCAAAAGTTTGTTCATTTTGTTTAATATATTCAATAGATTTAGCACTTTTAGTTACTGCATAAATACAAATTGTATTTGTTTTATTTTTAATAAATTTAATTGCCATATAATCTTTATCAATTGCGAAAAGACAAAGTTTTTCTATTTGAAATTTTTCGGGAATAAATTCAATAGCTTCCCAGCATTTTTTAACTGCAATATTACACAATTTTTGAGATAATATTTCTTGACTCACTTTGGATATATTTTTCCAATCTTTAAAAATTGCATCTTCATAAATTTCACTTGTTTGATTTTCTTTATAAATATATTTTATTGCTCTTGTATCTTTTTTCAGAGCTATTTTACAAATTTCTAATGTTTGAAATTCAGAAGGAATAGATTTAATTGCTTCCCAACATTTATTAATTGCTTCTAAACATATTTCATTTGTTAAACAATCATAATTAATTAATTGTATAGCTGACCAGTCTTGTTCAATAGCCAATAAACATAATTCAACTGAAGGATGTGCAATATATTTAATACTTTTCCAAGAAGACTGTACAGCTAATAAACATATATCAGGAGTTTGATTTTTTTCAACAATATATTTAATTGCTGACCAACTTTTTTTTATAGCATATAAACACATTTCAAGCGTTTGGTTTTTTGAATTAGTATATTGAATTTCTTTCCAATCATATTTAATTTGTTGAAGTAATTCCATATTATTAATAATAATTATTATTATTATTAATAAATTCAATTTTTATTCATTTTTATCCATAATTCGATTCCTTCATTAAAAGTTTTCCAAGTTAATCCTGCTGGTTTTAATAATATACTTGGTATTCCCATTTTTAATGCTGTTTCTATATTTAAAGGACAGTCGTCAAAAAATAACATTTCATTAAAATTTAAACCATATGCTTTCTTTAATTCATTAAAATGTAATGTTTTTTGAGGTATATCTTTATAATTTTTATCGTGCCAATATGAACCAATACCATATGCTTGTAGAAATCCATTATGTTCTCTTCCTGCATCCCATAATGTCTTTATTGATGGTTCTTTTGTTTGAATAGGTGATATTTTTAATAGTTCTGTAACGTGATTTTTATATAAATTATGAGTTGCGTATGCTACATTTATATTATTATCATAAAGCTCTCCTATTATTTCTTTAACATCGGGATAACAATTTGCTAATCTACCTTTATTATCATAAACATTATTATTATTAATTGTCCAACTAATATCTTTAATTTCATTAAAATTTTCATCATTAGCACAATTAAATGGCCATAATGTAGAATCTAAATCAAAAACAATTAATTTAGGTATCTTATTTTTAAAATCTAGATATTTACTCTTATATTTCAAATACTTTTCTTCAAAAGTCATATCTATATATACATAGAAAATAAATTCTAAAAATTGAATATTTTATTGTAAATAACTATTAATTTAAATATATGCTTACATTAAAAACACAAATTACTATATTTATTTTAGTTTGTTCTATAATTAGTAATGTTCCGCGTTTTGTAGAAAAATATAATGAATTATATGATAAAGAAACTTCAAATTGTACCAATAAATTCTTTGAAGGAGTTAATGAAAATATTATATCACAAAATGGTACTATAGATTATTTACCTAGTAAAGAACAAACTAAAATAAATTTAGAAACATATAATTTTTTATGTAAAAATATTAAGAAAAATATCAAAAATATTTTATGTAATGAAGAATTAATAAATATAGAAGATAATAGAACTAAAATAAAATTATTTTTATATAATTGTAATATGTGTTTAAATAAAAAAAAATATTTTGATAAAAAAATTATAACTAATGAATGTGAATTATATAAAAAAGAGTGTGATTTATTATGTTTTTTAAATATTTGCTTTGGAAAAATTGCAAATAATATAATCTATGTTAATAAAATATTTTTATTACTAATTTTTTTGTTATGGTTTGGTCAATTCATTAAAAAATCAATAATTATTATTAAAATTAATAATTTGACTAAAGAAATTAAATCAGATGATATGTGTAGTATATGTTTAGATGATTATAAAGAACCATCTAAAGTTATACAATTAAAATGTTCACATTTGTTTCATTATAATTGTATTTATGAATGGATTTTTAATAAAAATTCTTGTCCAGTATGTAGAAAAACTATATTTATGTAGAAAAACAGTTTTTTTAATTTATTTTATTATTATCTAATTTTCCTAATATAATTCTTTTTGATGATACTGGTAATCTTGGTTCCATTGGATAATTTTCTTTTAAATCTGAGTTACAATTATATATTGCTGGATTATATGGTAAAATAGCATCAAAATCATCAATTAATTCAATTAATGGAATCATTAATAATTCATTATCAATAATTAATTTTATTTGATAATTTGTATATTTCCAATTACAAGAACGATAAGTTCTACCATTCCATTTTCTTACAAATGTATTTTTAATATTATTATCATTTGTATTTACTAATAATACTTTTTCAAATATTATATTATTTAAAGGCCATACTATATTAGCTGGCATCTGTAATGTTGCAAATTCTTGAAGTATATCATTTTTATAAATCTTATATCCTAAATTAACATAAGAAATACCAAAGAATGGAGGAAAACATTGTTGTCTATCCATTTATTTTTTTATTATATATAAACATTTATATATAATAAAATTATTTACAATTTTTTAAGAGTAGAACTTAAAAAGTTTTCAAGTTCTTTAAAAATTCTTGATTAAATTTCCATGCAGCTGTTGCACCAACTAATTGAGCTAAGAGATAAGCTAAGAATAAACCGAATGTTAATTTATTTTCTAATAACATAACAAAAGATACTGCGGGATTGTAATGTGCGCCAGATACGCTATTACCAAAATAAATGGCTGCGAGTAAAGCAATAGCAACAGATTGGGGACCAAGTGTGTTATCAGCTAAAGTATGTAAGATTACGGATAAAAAGAAGAAAGTACCAACTGCTTCTACAACATATTTGTTAATATCAGACATTATATAAATATATATATATATTATTTTAAAAAAATAAAATTTTTTATAGATAAAATTTTTGATATTGTATAGTATTATAATGATACTATTATATCCACAAATATTTACTGGTTTTTTAATTTATGCTTATTTTTTTTGTTCAATGGAAAATACTTGTTATCGTAATGATACATTTAGTTTAACACCATTATTCACCGTAGGTTTATACGGACCAATAAAAAGTGCTTATTTATTACTAATTAATGATAATTTTACGACTTTTATTGAATATGTATTTTATACATTTCTTAGTTTAAATAATATTTTTGGAGCACTATTTTTCACATATTATATGCATTTAATTTTTAAAATGAACAGATTAAATTTTATATTTTTGTTTTAAAAAAATTGCTTTTTTAAGTAATTAATAATTTTTTAATATTATAATGGAACAATCAAAGCAGAATATTGTATTAAATACTAATGATATAGGTTCAAATATATTTATATGTCATAAAATTGCTGAAGAATTTATTGGTAAATTTTACAGAACAACAACACATATAAAACCATCTGATTATAAAACTCATAATTTTGAAAATTATATATACAAATATATTTCAATTTTATCATTTTCATATGCTGGTGAAAATAATAAATTTATTGGTATTTCTGAAGATGGAACAATAACAGAAATAACAGAACATTTTTTTCCACAAATGATGATAATTAAATTAAATGAATATATGAAATTTCTTCTACAAAAGAAGATATAAAAAATTGCTTATATTTTATTTTATATAAATATTTTATAATTAATGTTATCTGTAATAGTTATTGGCTCTGGTCCTGCGGGACATACTGCTTGTATATATTTGTCTCGTGCAAATTTAAAACCATTGATGTTAGAAGGAGATTCTCAAGGATTAGTTGTAGCGGGTGGTTTATTAACAACAACTAAAACTGTTGAAAATTATCCAGGATTCCCTAATGGTATAGAAGGAATGGAATTAACAAATAACTTTCGTGAACAAAGTATAAAATATGGTACAACTATTTTACCTGAAACAGTAGTATCGTTAAATAAACAAGATGATAATAGTTTTGTTATAACAACTAAAGAGCACGATTATCGTTGCAAAAGTATAATTATTGCTACAGGAAGTACACCTAAACGTTTATATGTTCCTGGTTATGATACATTTTGGCAAAAAGGTATTAGTACTTGTGCTGTTTGTGATGGAGGTCTTCCTTGTTTTCGTAATAAACCTATTGCAGTTGTAGGCGGTGGTGATTCTGCTTGTGAAGAAGCATTACATTTAGCTCATACTGCTTCTCATGTATATTTAATTCATCGTAGAGCGACTCTTCGCGCAAGTCAAATTATGACACGCAGAGTTTTAGGACATTCTAAAATTACTATGATATGGAATTCTGAAGTAAATGAAATAAAAGGAAATGAAAGTGTAGAAACATTAATTTTAAACAATTTACAAACTAATCAAACAAGTGAATTAAAAGTTAGTGGATTATTTGTTGCTATTGGTCATACTCCAAATACAGAATTCCTAAAGGGAATTGTAGAACTTGATAACGAGGGATATATTGTAACATCTCGTGATATGAAAACAAATATTGATGGTATTTGGGCAGCTGGAGATGTACAAGACCATAAATATAGACAAGCAATTACTGCAGCAGGAAGTGGATGCACAGCAGCTTTAGAAGTAGAAAGATGGTTAAGTTTACAATAAAATTTATTTATAAATAAAATAATTAGCTATTACTTGTACCTCCTCCCCTTGTACTACCTCCACCTCCCCCTGCACTACCTTCGCCTCCCCCTGCACTACCTCCACCTCCCCCCGTTTTTCTCCAAATAGTTGAACCACTCAAAGGTGGTTTAGAATAACTTGTTACATAATTTCTTTTAGGATTATAATCACCCTTATAGTCTCCCTCTTCATCTTGTTT